TGCTGAACGGGTTGAAGGCTATGTGCAGGGTGAGCATCCTTGGGAGTTGTATGAGTCGCATCTTCGAGACATGAAGCAACGCTTGTTTGAGATGTACGGATGTCAGGTCTATTCGTTGAATCCGTTTATCAACTACAGTTTGGAAGGTACTGCGTATCGTGGAGCAGCGTCCATCAACTAGAATTGGAATCCTATGGCAATCACCAACGGCTACGCCACACGCAATCAGATCAAGGCGGCACTCCGAATCGGTACTGCTGACACGATTGATGACGAACTGATTGACAACTGTGCCGGTGCTGCATCACGTCTCATTGACGGTTTTTGCAATCGCAAGTTTTGGGCTGTTGGGTCTGCAACTGTTCGCGTCTATCAGGCTGAGGATTCGTTCTTCTGTTCAATAGATGACATCTCTGGAACTGCAATCACTTTGCAAACTTCAACGAATGCTGATGGTGTTTTTGATACAACTTGGAGTCCAACCGATTGGCAGTTGGAACCGTTGAACGGTAATCTTGATGGCATCGAATGGGCGTATGACAAGATTCGTGCAATCGGTGACTACCTGTTCCCAACTGTGAATGCCAACTATGGTGAGCAAGCGTTGGTGAAGGTGACAGCAAACTTCGGTTGGCCGTATGTCCCTGAAACAATTACTCAGGCAACAATCATTCAGGCATCAAGAATCTTCAAACGATATGACAGTCCGTTGGGTGTCGCAGGATTCGGTGACATGGGTGCAATCAGGGTGAGCCGTGCGCTTGACCCTGACGTGGCACAGCTCGTCGAGCCGTACCGACGCATGCGTCTATTCGCATGAGTTCAACCACTACCGTCTCCCAGATCAAAACTGGTTTGGCTGCGAACCTGGCAACCGTGTCAGGTCTTCGCGCTTACGCCTATCAGCCTGACAATGTGAACACCCCGTTCGCTTGGCCGTTGCTGGATTCAATTCAGTACAACGGGGCTATGGGTGGGGGTTTGATCACTCACAAGTTCACGGTGTCGGTTGTGGTGGGTCGTTCGGCTGAGCGCACTGCACAGACTTTGTTGGATGGGTATCTGTCTTATGCCGGTGCAACTTCGATCAGGGCTGCTATTGAGTCGGATCGGACTTTGGGTGGTGTGGTGCAGGACTTGATTGTTGAGTCTGCTGACAACATCTCTACCCTTGAAGCGAACGACGCAACGTATCTGGCGATTGACTTCGTTGTCACGGTGTACGCCTGACCCCTTGCCGTAGGTTGCTTGTGGCGTGTAGTGTTATCGCATCGGCAAAGCCGAGCAGACATCAACTCGAACGCCGATAGGCAGGAGCAGACATCATGGCCAAGCAAGTACTCACAAACGTGGCAGTTACCTACGGCACTGCAAACACCGACATCAGCGCGTATGTAACGTCAATTACATTGTCATCCAGTGCGGCGGAAGTTGCCACAACTTCGATGGGTTCTTCAGCTGTGACTCGAATCCAAGGCTTGATCGATAACTCGATCACAATGGAATTGCAACAGGACTACCCAACGATTGAGAAGTTGTTCTTCGATGCGTTCACTGCTGGTACTGCTGTACCGATGACAGTGAAGCCGAACGGTACTGCTGCTGCTTCGTCCACGAATCCACAGTATGCGTTCTCGGTTCTGCCGACTGCGCATGAGATGGTCAAGGGTGCGATTGGCGACCTCGCTACAATGTCAATCAGTTTCCCAATCTCTGGTGCAATCACCAAGACAGGCACTGGCGCGTAGTTCAAATAATTCCAACCCTTACCTGCGGAGGTAGAGAATGAAAATCGCACTCAGTTTGACTAGTGCATTAGATGGCAAGGAACGCAAAATTATTGCTGCGTTCCCAGACTTCATTGCGTTTGAAAACAAATACAATCGCAGTGTTGCCAAGTTTGAAGCCGAACTCACATTGACCGATCTTGCATACCTTGGATGGCATGCAGAGAAACGGTTGAAGAAGACTGGGTTGGACTTTGAATCATGGTGCGATGAGATTGAAGCACTCGAAGTGGGAGATAGCGCAGACGCAGTGATCGTCCCTTTGGAGACCAGTCAGCCCACTGGGTAATTTCATATCTCGCTTGCGAGACAGGGATTGCACCATCAGTGTTGCTGGCAGAAGAACCACGAATGCTGTTCACAATGTTGGCGTACCTTCGATGGAGAGCCATTCATCTAGGCAAGTAGTATTCGTGTATGGCAGGTCGTGCAGGTACATACAGTGCATCGGATGCGATGAATGCGCCGGTACAAATTGAAGGCATAGCAGACTTCCTTCGTGATCTTGCCAAGACATACCCTGACTTCAACAAGGAAGCACGTATCGCCAGCCAAGGCGTAGCAGATCTGCTTGTTGTCGCAGCAACCTTCGAAGCTGCATCGGTGACTCGTAATCGTCAGGCGTTGGAAGTGATGAAGGGGCTGAGGGCGCAGCGTGACCGTATCCCTACAATCAAGTTGCAGGAGAAGTCTGGGTTCGTATCCAAGTCAAAGCCGAACAGAAGTCGCAAGACCAAGGTGACCAGGGGCGATGTGTTCTTTGGTGCCGAGTTTGGTGGTGGCAAGTTTGGCTCATCCAATAGGACGGTTGCTGGGGCTAAGTCTCGGGCTGGTACTGAGATGCCTCGTAAGGGTGGGGGCAGGACTACACAGTTTCTTCGGCATCGTGGGAAGTCTGGGTACTTCTTCTGGCCTACTGTGCGCAAGAACAAGGACAACATTGCTAAGGAGTATTTGAACGCTATTGACAAGGTTCTGGACAATCTGAAAGATCGTTGACTTTGGCTGTGATTTCGCTACCCTGTAGTTAGGGAGGCGTTCATGGTTGTCTATTTTGATTCGGTCAAGTCTGTTCAGCCGAAGCCGTTCGCCTCGAATTGGGATGACCTCAAAGAACGCTTGATGCACCATGAGGAGAATGCCAAGAAGTCTGATGGTGCGTTGTGGTCACCTGTCGAGTACTACCCAGGTAGGACTCGCGGTAACACTGCGATCAGATTCATTGAAGCGTTGGTCGTTGACATGGACGGTGAATCATTCGCCAACGCCAACCTTGACGGGTTTGAATATCTTGCCTACTCCACCTACTCACATCGACTAGATGATCCTCACTACCACTTAGTTTTGCCGTTGGCTGAGCGTGTACCGGCAGGACTGTGGCGAGCAGTGTGGCAGGAGCTGCACGAACGAATCAACTTGCAAGGTGACCCTGCAACGAAAGATGCTGCGCGTATCTTCTACCTTCCACAACACGCACCAGATCAACCTTGGGAGTTCCACGAACAATCAGGCAAGTTCATTGACACAGACTTCCAATACGAACCTGCTCGGAACCCAACACCAAGATCGCCACGTCAGTCTGCGCAGCCTCGACGCAAACGCACCATCGGTGTTGAGATGAATGATGCGTGGTGGGATGCAGGCAAGGTGATCACGAAGTATGAAGGTCTTGAAGGCAAAGCATTGTGGTCTGCTGTGTTGGCTGACTTCCGTGCCTTGCGCTCGGCTTGTGAGGATGTCATCTAGAATTGGCGCATGGCTGGCGCACGTACATTCGTAGTTCGGTTTCTTTCCGATGTAACTGACTACAGAAAAGGCATCAAGCAAGTCTCCGATGGTATGGGGGGCTTGAAGACTGATGTGTCAACTTTGTTGCCATCCTTCAAGACAGTTGCGATTTCTGGTGCTGCTGCGTTCGGTGCGGTTGCAGCAGGCATCGGGTTGGCAGTCAATGCTGCGATAGACGATCAGTAGTCTCAAGCAGAACTGCAACGACAATTAGAGAAAACTTTTGGTGCCAACGATGCGTTGGTTACTTCAACCGAAGAATATATCGGTGTCACCGAACTGCGTTATGGGACTAGCGATGTTGCACTGAGAACATCGTTGGGTCTGTTGGTTCGTGCCACCGGTGATGTCACTGACGCGCAAAACATATTGAACACCGCACAAGACATCTCTGCTGCTACTGGTAAAGATTTGGAAACTGTTTCATTGGCTTTGGCCAAGGCAAGCCAAGGTCAATTCACTGCTCTTGGCAAACTTGGTGTCCCACTTGATGACGCAACAAAGAAGTCAAAAGACTTCAGTGCTGTGATGGGAACTTTGAATGGTCAGTTTGGTGGTGCAGCACAAACCCAAGCTGACACATTCGGTGGTCAGATGGCTCGACTCGGAAC